TATTTACATTCGCTTCCCAGAAGTTTTTAGGGAAGACGAATCTATCACCTCTTTCGTTGAAGGAGGAGATAGGAATAAAAAGTACTTCACAGCGTCTTGAGCTAGCACTTCGTGCCGTTCGGAGAGGTTGGCTCGCTGATAAACCTACTGTAGCACGTTTCCTGAGACTACTCTTACGTCGACGTGACTACGTCAAGTCTACGTTAGAGTGGAATCAAGGGAAACTAGGGGCAAGGGTCCAAGCTGCTCTCATCAGTGCGTTTGGTCTCGCAGGTCGTTTGTTAAAACGACTTGGATTCCAAGCGTCCGGGTCAATACCTTTCCTACTTGCAGTGCAAGGTAGGGTTCAGGCGTTAGCCGGAGACGAGAGGCACTTGGACAGTAAGATTGTATCTTACATTAAGGAACTTGATCTGCTTTTAGCGACCGTAACGGCTCGTCGAGCCATTACGAAACTAAGAGACTTGATCAAGAATCTTAAGTCTTCACATAAGAGATTCTCTGTGTGGGATTCTGGTCTCGACGAGACCGGTCTCCTACCTAGAGCCTCTCAAATTGTGAAGAAGAGGTACACCCCTAACCTCCCAGGTAAAGTTCCTTACCAGAATTGCGGATCGGGGGGGCAGTCTGCCCCTCCTTTCAGCATGGAAGTAATGGGCCTACATGATCGAGCCATCTGGCTTGTCATATGGGACTCCTTTGCTTCCCTCTGGAAGAAAGTTTATCCTGACCTCATCACAGATTTAATGAAATCTCACCGCCAAGCTGGCGGAGGGACCATTGTCTCTGTGACTTTCGGCGGCGAAACTCTTGCCGGTCCTCAGGTAGCACCCGAGAGACCAGGTGGGAGAAATCGCCGACGAAAGAGGCTCGGAGGAAAGGGGACGACGGAGGAGGTGGTTTCTGCGACACGAGAGTTAGAGAGTGATCTCCAAGCTCTCGCTGCTGTCCAAAAAGTTCCTGCTTCGCAGGTTCTTGAGGAAGCGGCAGAAAGAAGCGACCTCCAGAGAGCACGCGACAGTCTCCGTCTGCAGCTTATTGAGGCTGAGGAAATGGGCCTCCCCGTCGGGGAGG